ACTCCCTTTCGGGAGTCGGGTCTAGGCGGACGCCACCTGGTGGGGTCTTGTCTAACCTAGTTCGGCATTGCCGGACTTATAGAGGTACTGGATGTCAGTAGCCGCTCACACCAATGAGGTGGGAGGATCGACACTCACCGAGGTCTTTACGGACCAAAGGCGATTTCTGCAGTTCGGGTATCCGTGGCAGGGGGTTGATTCCTCCTATACACGAGACCCGTTCACAGCGTTTAGTGCTCACTCCTTTAAGAGTGGAACTATACGGTCTGATCATAAGGCTCCGACTGATTACAAGCGCGTCATTGTTAGGGTCACACAAAATGTCCCTTCCAAAGGCACGTACGTAATCTATCAAGACGACGAAGATCCTGCATATAAATACGTGCAGGAGCGGATCGATTACCTTTTGAGAGACTACAGTCTCTTTGAGGTTGTCCCGCCGGCTCGCTTTCTGAGCGATCTCGACGATTGTCGTGCTGAATCACTGACGCAAGCTCGTAACCGCCTTCGGGAAGGACGGGTGACCAACGGCAGTGACCTGGCGCAAGCCAGGCAGACATTTAACATGATATCCCAGGATGTCTCGAGAGTCCTAAGGGCTCTCTTGGCACTTCGCAGGGGTAACGTGCTGGAAGCAGCACGCATCCTTGGGTTGTCCTGGAAAAGAGGGCGACATGGATCGATCGCCGACCTCTGGTTGGAAATGCAGTATGGGTGGAAACCCCTACTGTCGTCGATTCATGACAATGCGGAGTTGCTTAAGAAGGGGTTCCCTGAGAAGGGTGCTTCTTTAAAAGCGACTGCACAACGATCTACGTCGTACTCCGACACGTTTGAACGTGGCCGGGATATGATTACGATCGAGTGCCGTGGTGGTGTTCGCACTGCCTATACGGCCCTCATCCGCAATCCTGGTTTGGCCCAAGCTGATATGTTTGGCCTGACCAACCCCGCTGAAGTTGCTTGGGAATTAATTCCCTTTAGCTTTGTCGTTGACTGGTTCATTCCAGTTGGCAACGTACTTCAGTCATTGACCGCTACGGCGGGCCTCGACTTCGGGAACGGATATACCTCGACTCGGCATCAAACCGATTTCAAGGTGAATCGCAAAGGAGGCGGTTCTCTCGTGATTTCATACTTCTCTTTCGAGAGGTTTAGTCACGCGGGATTCGTTCTCCCTGAGCTCTACGGAGCTCGCAATCCATTCTCGACTAGCCACGCGCTTAATGCCGCGGCTTTACTTCGTCAAATGGTCTAGTTATACTGGATCGCCTGGCGGAGCCCGGACAAGACAATGGTGTCGAGTCCAAAACTACTGTCCGCTATACAACGGACATGAAAGAGAAGCACCAATATATGCCTCAATTCCAGCCTGTGACTATCAAAGATGGTCAGAACCCGCCGGTCGCGCACAGCTTCAAGCCGCGTGAGATCAGTGGTGGGGTGGCGACTCTCATCGAGTCGACCGGCGTCCCTATCGGGGATCGCCGTATCACTATGTCGGTGAACCGGACTTCCACTGGCCGCGTAAAGCTGGTCATGAAGTTCACGTTCCCGGTGGTGGACAACGCCGTGGTAAACGGTGTTGCGCGCGCAACCGTTCTCCGGACCAATTACGCCGAGGTGAACTTCAACTTCGACTCGACCTCGACCGCTGCAGAGCGGGCCGATGTTGCGTCGCTGGTGAACAATTTCTTCCTCGGCGCGAACAATCCGATGATCGGCGGCGTCGTCGTGGATCTCGAGGGCATCTACTGACGTGAGACCGTCGCTTCTTGGAGTAGGCCTTGACATCTGTCTTGGCTTCCTCCGTGGTGCGAAGGCTTCTAGTCAGCAGGCACCTTCCCTTAAAGGGGTTGATGTTATGCACTCGACTGGCGCTGGAGAGCGGACCACGTTGGCACTCTTTATGTGTGTCACCGTGATTATGCTCTCATTCGTCTGGCTCGGCAAGTATGACCGAGACAACTCACATGAAGGATTACCTCATGCGACCTCCACGGAAAACCGCATCGTCCTCAGGACGGAAAGCGGTCCCACCCGAAGTGATGTCAACACTCCGCGAACGTATTATGGCCCTACCGGCGTCGGTGAAAACTGACTACCTGAAGGCTGAAATATTTTCGCAGTATGTTGACGAGTCGACTGATCCGGCGGATGTCCGTCGGACCCGAGCCATTAACAAGTGGCTCGCGACTGAACGAGAGAACGAAGCGACTAATGATCGGCTTTTATTAACCCCCGGGGAATACAATATTTTACCTCGGGTGCCTTTCGAGCGCTTCGTTTCCTTTTGTCGCAATCTCATCGTTGAAATCATCGGTGAGACTGCTTCTGTTGATGCCCTTATTGGGGCGTTTTCAGGAGGCGCGTCGACTTCCAGGTCACGTACTGAAAGCCATCCGGCAAGTAAGTACCTCGGGAAAGCAGACGTCACCGGTCCCGCTTGGGAAGTCTTCGAGGATCTCCTCGATGACATACCCGGATGGGACCTTGTAAAGGCCGGCACGGAATTCCGTGTCGTCCAAGGTAACGTTATGTTTACCGTTCCCAAGAAAACCGATATTGATCGTTGTGCTTGTAAAGAGCCCGACATTAATATGTGGCTTCAGAAGGGAATAGGCACCCACTTCGGTAGGTGTCTCCGCCGAATCGGCATAAACCTGAACGATCAGTCGAGAAACCGATCGCTCGCTCGGAAAGGCTCCATTACTGGCGATCTCGCAACACTTGACTTGTCAAGTGCCAGCGATTCCGTCAGCCGTGGGCTAGTAGAGTTATTTCTACCCGAGTGCTGGTTCACCCTCCTTGACTCTGTTAGGAGTCACGTCACCATCATTGATGGTGAGGAGCACAGGAATGAGATGTTCTCTTCAATGGGTAATGGTTTTACGTTTGAGCTCGAGAGCTTGCTCTTTTACGCTCTTGCGCGGGCCACTGCCTACTTCAGAGGGATCTCAGGTATCGTTTCTGTTTACGGGGATGACTTAATTGTCCCCAGTGCCAGTTACGATGATCTCGTATGGGTCCTTGCCTACTTTGGCTTCCAGGTTAACACCAAGAAGTCATTTAGCTCGGGCCCGTTCAGAGAGAGTTGTGGCGGGCACTATTACGATGGAACCGATATAACTCCTTTCTACATTAAGGCGCCTATCCGGGACTTAGCGGATCTCATGCACGTGGCCAACAAGCTACGTAAATGGGCCGAGATTCCTGGACTGGGTATACTTGACCCGACAGTTGAGCCCATATGGGTTTGGCTGAAAAGTCTCGTGCCTCAGTGTCTTTGGGGTGGTGCAGATCTCGATTTCAAGTACCAACTTGTTAGCCCCGACGTTCCGTCGAAGCGACTCATGGAGGTGCGAGAGAAAGAGTCCACCGGTTACGGTGGGTATCTGCATTGGTTAAATACCACATGGGATAGAACGGAACTTAGAGAGGGGGTTGAAACCTCCCAACGGGTCAAGAATGAGCACCGTAAAGGTATACTCAGACTGAAACCCGTCCGTTCTAAAGCGGTACCCTCGTTATCACACCTCTTCTTACACGAAGTTGGCGTGACGCCGAGTATGCCCCTCCGTGAGGAGGAAGCACAATCCACC